TTTATCTAACATTTTATCATACTCAGTTAACTTGGTTTGAAGTCCTCCAATTTTTAACTGATAGTTCTCAATTGTTGCCTCAAACTTTTCCTTGATAAGTTTGTTTTTTTCGTACTCATCAAACTGCCTTTTAATATCAACAAATCCTTTTTCTTTGCCTGTTAAAACAGTCATTAAGTCCTCTTTTTCCCCTTTTTGCATGATATAACCATCAAGTTCAGATATCTTTTGTTGTGTGATCGATGCATTCATTAAATCAATTCCACAGTGTTCACACTTTATACCTCCCTTAACAGAACTTTTTAATTTTTCAATTTCAGATATCTTAGTATCCAACTGAACTTTTTCTTTAAACGCAACATTATATTCCTCTTTTACCTTGTCATGTTCGTCCTCTTTGTAATATTCTTTTGGTTCAACAACATTAAGTTCGTTAAGTTTTAGTCTTGTTTGTTCTACTTGATACTCATGTCCTTCAACTTCTTGTTTCACTTGACTTGGGTTCATTCTACTCAACTCAACATCAATGTCCGTATGTTTTTTTCTTAACATATCATCACGGTAATCTTTACCCTTAACAATGTTATCTTCAATAGTTTGAAACTCAACTTTATAGGTTTCAACATTACCCTTTAATTCTACTATTCTTAATTCGTTGTTTTCGTTATCCGTTTTAAGTTGTTCAGTGTTATAGATGTTGGATAACATTGATTTTGAAAAGTCAGAATATATAACCTTTGCCGCTTCTTCTTTTCTTTTTAAAAACTCAAGTCCCATAAAACGAGTTAGTACTTGTCCTCTTGCTGTTGGTTTTGCATCAATTAACTCTTCAAGGTTTGTTGCCGTTGTAAGTATTGTCATTAAGAAGTCATCTTTAGTTCCAATAGATTCTTTGATAAACTTTTCAGTTTCTCGTCTTTGTTCACCAGTAAAGTTTTGAAGTGTTCCGTCAGATAATTTTTTAAAGAAGTCCAACTCAGTTTTAACATTCCATTCACCCTTTTTAGACATCTTTCTTTCAATGTTTCTTACAATGATATATTCTTCACCATCAATAATGATTTCACCTTTAACCGTTACAGTGTCTTTATCTGTAAATCGATTAAATATTTCTTCAGCTTTTGTTGTTTTTGTTGTTTCATTAAAGAATAAAAATAACAATAAATCCACACTTAAAACCGTTTTTCCGCCAAAATTCGGGGGATTTGACTCAATAACTGTTAATCCATTACACTTTTCAAAATCAATCTTTTGGTTCTCACCGTATGATAAAAAGTTAGAAAACTCAATGTTTTTAATATACCATTTTTTAAATACAGTCGATGGCATTTCATTTTCTTGCATCTTATTTTCAACCATTAGATTATGATTCAAAATCCTATCCAAATAATTGTCGTATCCCTTATTTGTTAAGTATTGTTTCAACAACTCAACTTGGTAGTTGGTGTCCATAACATTTACAGACACGTCAACCGTTTGTTCACCATCTTCCTGTGTTGTTTTTACTTTAGTAATAACATTAACATTTGTTGTGTTATATTTTTTTTGGAAATAATGTTTTACACTCTTAATTCTATCTTGAGTGAAGTTTTCGTTAACGTCTTCCCAAACCACTTGTATGTAGGGGTTTTCAAACTTTGAAAAGTCTATTTCTTTTGTCATTAATTCGTAATTAAATTGTTTACTCTCCTTGAATAGGTTCAGCTGATTCGGATTCTTCCTGTGTTGTTTCTTCTTGTACGTTTTCCTCATCTTCTAATAATCCTGTTAATCCTGACATGGTGTCTCCAGACATTGATTCAAATTTTTCTTTCATTACTTTCATTTGTTCCTCAAATGCTTCTTGCCAAATTTTTTGGGTTCTTTTTTCTTGTACTTTTAAATTAGCGTTTCTTTTCGCTACCTTCGCTCTATGAGCCTTTGCCGCTTTTCCCATTATTAATTATTATTAGTTATTATTACTTGTTATTACTTGTTATTACTTGGTCGATTCTCTTCGAACCATTCAATTATTGCGTTTATCCCCCATACTGCCCCTGATGATAGAACGCCGTCAAAAAACCACGATACCGATTCAGGTGTATTAAACATAACATTTGTTGGTGAGTATATCAATAGGGATATGATGAACCCTCCCCAAGTTGAGAAACACATAGGGCAAGTTAAAATACCCGAAATGAATCCACCTAAAAAACTTAAAGGTAAATGTTTATCGTTACCCCACTTCGCAAAAAAGTTTCTTAACCCTTGAAATATACTTCCGTATACCATAATGTTCATTAACCCGTAGCTTAAAATGAACCAAACTAAAATTTCCATAATTATTTGTATAAATCATCGTTTAGGTTAGAATTTCCGTAAAACTTAGCGGGAATATTACCCACTTTTTTTGGTGATTCTAACAATTGTTTTTCTAATTCTTCGTTTTTCTTTTTTAATTCTCTAACCTCCGAAGTAAGGTTTTGAACCGTTTGTTGTAACATCTTTAACTTATTATCGTCTACAGGAATGTCTAAATTACGTCTAAGTTCGTCTAACTCTTTATCCTTATTAGATAATTCATAATGGAAATTATTTTCCATTTCTTCTATCTTAGTGGAAAAAATTTTCCTTTCTGACTCAATTTGTTCATTTAAGTGGAAAATATTTTCTTCTAATTCCTTATCATTTGTTATTGTAATGATTTTTTCAACCACAACCTCTTTGATAATCTCAACTGGAATTTCCACTCGTTTTTCAACAATAACTTCTTTTATTACGTGTTTTTCCTCAACTTTACCCGTTTTTAAGTCTTTTTCACCATCATTAAGTGTTTTTCCCAACAACCCATACTTCTCAATGTTAAATCCAGTATCAAAACATTTTTTAATAAACCCATCAACATTCTCAATATTGTTTAATTTACAATATTCAGATAATGACTTTATAATTTGTTTATTAAATATTTCTGAGTAATTCAGTTCCATTTTCAATATCTTCAAATGATTTAATAGAAAACTTCAAAAATGGTTTTGGGTTTTCAAGGTCCGTATAGGTATACTCTTTAGTTCCGAAATCGTAAGTTCCGAAACCGTGATTTCGGATACTCTCCCCAATGTTCTGTTGAATTGGTGATCCAATCATATACCCCTTACCAGTTTTAAAACTAAACTCTTGTCTTTTGTGGATGTCACCACATAAAACGATTTCAAGTCCATCAAACTTTTCAGTATCATATGCGTGATCACCAAAGTCATAACCTAAGTCAGTTGTCATACCTTGTATTGGTCCGTGAAATAAACCAACTCTAATTCCTTTTGATTCACTAATATCAGGTGGAATGTTTCCTTGATATTGTGAGTACACGCACCAACTAACATTATCGTCTTCATACACACCTCTGTCTTTGTAATAAACAATGTTTTTGTTATTTAATGAGTCGATAATCGGAGATAATGCGTCTAACCTATCAATATTGTTCACTAAAAAGTCGTGGTTACCTGGTATAATAATAGTTTTTGCAATGTTTGCACATTCAGTTAAAATCCAAGCAACGAACTCAATAAGTTCAGGAGTCATTTGATTTTTAGAGTGAACTAAATCCCCTGTGAACACGATACGACAAGGTTTTAGTTTTTTCCATTGTTCAATCGCATTCTCTAATATCTTTCGGTATTGTTCGTGATCTTTAAATAATTTTACGTGAAGATCTGAAAAGTGTACTAATTTCTTTATCATTTAATTTTTGTTTAACAAGTAATATCAAAAGGTGGTTTATGTGGGTCATCATTATTTTTTAACGGTATAATAACCGGATTAAATGGTGAAGGAATGGTGGTTCGTGAAATCCTTGTAAAACTGTTTTCGGCATCTTTAACTTCCTTCATTTTTTCAACAATAGGTGTTATAGGGATTATTTCATCTTCTAACCTACCGTGTAGGTATCCTTCTAACCAAAAATAAAATTCTTTGTGTGTTAACATAATTATTCCTCCTCTAAACTAAAATCGTACTCATCTTCATTTTCAATCTTATCCCACTCCAATTCTTGATCTCCTCTAAAATCCACTTCTTCATAAAACTTGTCTTCATCTTCTTCAAACAGTTTTGCCTCTTCATCTGTTAACTCGGTAGAATACTTACAAATCGTTGTGTAAGATTCAAACCATACTAATTTTTTTCCCATTTTATTTAAATTAATTCTCGATTATAAAGGTTTGCTAAAATAATCCTAGCGAACTTAAATTCTTTTGCTCTGTTTAATTTTAACCCATAAGCAAGTGCAACACTTCTAAGGTGTGGGTATGCTTCACTTATGATCATCTTACCTATTTCCATTTTAGTCAAATAATTCAAAATCTTTATTTACGTTACCACAATCATTACACATATATGTTGGAAAGGGCACGATGCTGTCTTCAGAACCTCCAGTTAAAATTTTTGATACTTTTTTCAAAATCACTACTTCTTTAAAGTATTTTGATTTGCATTTATCGCACTCAACTGTAGGTTGGTCTCTTAGATTAATTTTTGGTTTTATAATGTCGTCCATTATTTTATAATATAATTTATGTTTATTTTAATCGGTAATTGGCTATCCCAACTTGTGGTATAATACCAAACAGGTGTAATTGTACTTTCCATTGTATAATATAATTTATTTTTTTAATGTTGTCAACTTTGGTTTTATATCCATTTTCAATATTGTGTCAATATCTTCTTTTGATACTCGGTATTCTACAAATTCTTGTTCGTCTGTAAGGTGGACAATAATACAACCTAAAAGAGGTAAGTTTTCGTACTTTGTGCCTCTTAACATTTTTAATAATAATTTGCCATATAATGGTAACTGTGTGTTATAGTGTCCAAGAGCGTTGTTTGGTAAGTGTTTGAATGGTTCTCTCATTGGTTTTGTGTAGTTATTGGTTTCCATATTTTTCTTTTTGTTTGTTTTATAATCGGTAATAATAAATCCATATCCGGTTTTACTTTTATTCATAATTAACCAACAAGTATCCCCCTGACCAACATAACCCATTTCGGGATCACCTAAAACAATTTCAGTGTCAATTAATATCGCACCTCTTTCTTCCATTAGTTTTAAAAAATTATAACCGGCCTTAATCATGCGATCACCCTTCATAATCATTTCCATATCACACTCATAAATTGGTTGTCTTACCTCTTTATTAATTCCACACCTTTTTAACGTCTCAATTTCTAACTCGTAGTGAACCCGACTACCCATATTTGTGGATATCTTACCCATTTCTTCCCATTCAGCAAGTAATGTTTGCATCACATAAGGGTCTCCCTTCGCCTTTGCTCTTGCTGCCTCCTCAGTGGGAAATTCATCATAAAATAATTTCATTACTTTTGAAACCGATGGGAAATCTTTTTTAAATTTTCCATCAACATCCATCATAGTATATTCGTGACCTTCTTCTTCAAAAGATAAATTTAACTCATTTCGTCTTATCGATAAGACATTTCTTATGTCTTCTGCAATTTGTTTTATGTCTTTCATTCTTTTTCTTCTATATAATATGGAGTAATATCACCTCTTAAATCACAAACATCCTTGTCCTTTGGTAGTTTTACGAGTTTTACTCGATTATAGAGGGCACCTCCGTTTAGTTTATCGTATAGTTTTTTTGCATCATCATAAGCATCCCCATCTAAACAGATAATGATGTCTTTTTTTGCTTTGGTATATAGTTTTTCCCACATATTGTCATTGATATATTTACCAAGTAACGCGATTGAGTTTTCTAAAAAGAAGGAGTCAAAAACTCCCTCAACAATATAGATGTCTTTTTTAAAATCTATTAGACTTTCATTAAAGATTAGAAAGTCCTTTGCCGCTTCAGGGTTTTTATATTTAAGTTTTGATTTTGGGTTCCAAGATCTTGAAACAAAAAAGTTTAATTCTCCCTTTTTATTAAACGACGGAACTATTATTCTACCCGCATATTCCCCTTCAATACAAAGTCCAATTTTGTACTTGTCTATAATTTCTTGTGTTATCCCTCGTTTTTTAAGGTAATTAAATGCCTCTTTTCTTGGTATATGTAGGGGGTGTATTTCATCAAACTTCTTATATTCTTTAGGTAGTTCTAATTCTTTAAAAATCTTTTCTTTCTTTTCAAACTTATCAGGACGAATTAGTTTATAAGTTTTCTTATCTTTTTTTGAACCATACTTGTCAATTAATTTACCCAAGTGTCCATAGGTTTCGTGAGTTTCTGCGCATGCCCAACACTTATAAACGTGATTTTGGTAATTAATTTCAAGGTTTCCTTTACCATCTGTTTTTGATAGTCCTTTAATATCGTATGAGCACACAGGACAATCAACTGAAATTTGTCCAGAATATTCGTTTACGCTTTTTGGTTCCCCAAACATCGTCAGTATTAAATCTACTAATAGTGATTCATCATCCATACGTATAAGATAGGTGTATGGGGTGGTTTTGTCAAATAAAATAATATCGGTTAATTAAACGATATTTTATTTTATTGTTTGATTTAACGATAAACAAAAAACCCACCTGTTTGAGAGATGGGTTATATACGTTTTATTAATTATTTTTTATCTAACTCTAAATTCACCTCTACAGTAAATTTGATATTTAGGTTTTTTACCATCAGTAACTAAATAAGCTGGAACATCATAATTAATAAGATCATTAACATCGGGTCTTGTTGTAGTTCCTCCTAGTTCTAAACGAACCATAACACTAAAAGGTCCGGTATTTCCACCAGCAGGTACCGTCATTGGTAATTTTAAACTTGATGTCATATTATCACTACTACCCATAAATTGATTAACTACTATAGGTGCTTGTCCTGCGTTTTTTAATCCAGGAAATTTAAACTCTACAGTATCACCCCAATTATATGTTCCACCATCAGCTCTACTAACCATTATTCCAACTAAAGGTCCACCAGTTCCTGAAGGTGTTGTTTCTTCTTCACTTAAATATAATCTATTTGTTGATTTTCTATGCATTTCAAGAATTCTATTTTTTTCTTCTTGTGTAATTTCAGATATAATATTTTTCATAATTTAATTATTTTTTTTTATTTATATATAAATATATATCATTTTAAAAAAATCAAAAAAAAAAAGAATTTTTACCAAATTTTTTCTTGGCTCATATAACCAAGAACACAAGTGTAAGATAAGTGTATGGAGTGGTTTTGTCAAATAATAAAAAACCCACCTTTATGGGGTGGGTTTAAATAATATTTTAAAAATTGTGTTTACGATATACGATTATCAATACCCCCTTTATTATCAGCAAAATCGGCATTAGGAACTGTTTTAAAATCCCCCTTACCATCTCTTTTTGTTTTGCAAAAATTACCGGAAGTTATTACCCCCATTAATTCTTTATTGTAAATTTTTTTCTTTTGATCTTTGTAATAAGTACCGGAATATTTAGTACTAGTGAAAAAGTTATCACCACACTGAAATTTTAAATCCATTGAATTAGATGTTCTCATAAAAAGTCTTGGTGTTTCTTCTGTACTATCCAATCCCACACGCTGAATAGTTACTTGTTTAAGTAAATTATTTTCTTTCTCATTAAAGTCGGTGTAAAGGTTTACGGTCTTATTTTTAAGTTTATTATCAAGTAAGGTAACGTCGGCAGAAATATCATTTTCTTCAGTCTCTTTAATTATTCTTCTAACAATTCTTGTTAAATCTGATTCTGTTAATTTTATAATTCTTTTCATAGGTTTTTATTTATAAATACATTATAAAAGAAAAAAAATCAGTTTTTCCACTAATTTACCAAATTTTTTCTTGATTCATATAACCAAGAACACAAGTGTAAGAATCTGCCATATCATAACACTCTTTTTTAAGGGTATTATTTTTAGTATATAACCATTGTATTTGTGGTTCTTTGTCTGATACTTTTTTCCAAATTAATTCTTTCTTATCAATATCTTTTGGTAGTCCCCCAAATAATACGTGTTTTCCTTTATCGTTTTCTTGTACAAAATCAGGCCAAGCATATTTTCTTGAATTATATGTTGATATGTAATTAGGTACGATACCTAAAATATCATATATAGATTTGGTAATCATTGAATTATATCTTAATAATGTTCCCACTGTCCACGCATTATTAGAATTTAATAGTGGTTCTTCAATGATGACTTTAGCTATCCCTAAGTTTTTATATCCTTGTAGTTTTTCTTCAAATAAGTCTACTTTTAATAGTAACTCGTGTATCTTATCATCTACTTTTGGTTTTATAGTGGGTGAGAAGTGGGTTAACTCTAAAAGTTCTTTTGTTTTAATATCAAATAAACTCCACCCTATTGTTTTGGTAGAGATATCCAACCCCAACACTTTAGGGGTATTTTTAAAATCTGATTTGTCTGACATATTGTTAAAAATCTAACTTAATCGGATACTGTTGTATTCCCTGTCTTTTTTCAGGTGATTGTATCTTCGATATAACCATAAGTTCTTTATTAGCGTTGTAAAGAGCAACTTCTGTTATGTATGGTGGTGTTGAATTATTCCACGTTGGGTTAGATGAATCAAAGAATTGTGTCTGACCTAAGTTACAAAGAAAGTTCATTACATAGATAGTTGCCTGAATATCTGTTTCAATATTACCAAAAAAATAATATTCTCCCCCAAAATTTAAAGTTAAACCTGTTTGTCCTATTTGTGGTAATTGGATATAATTATTTAAATCGTAAGTAGGCGCAGTATCATACATATTTTTTGTAATCTGTATGGTAGTCCCTGTCATACCTGTTTGTGTTAAATAATTATTTATAGTGGTTGCAGATATTTGTGAATAAATATCTATTTCTTTCCATAATGTTGCTGATGGTCTTGTGGTTCCACTACCAACTTTTTGAGCCAATATTTTTATATTATTTGCGGTAAACCCTGAAGGTAATCCTGATATATTTTCCTGTAAGAATGGGAACTCATTACCAAACCTAACTAATATGTCTGACGCTCCTGGTAGTAAACTCTGTTCATTACCGGTTATTTTAGAATAATAATTACAGTGTAAGGAATTAGTAAATCCTGTATTTTCAAACAAATACGTTAAAAATAAAGTTTCACTACTACCTGTTAATAAACCTACAGTTCCCCCTAAAACACCACTAAAGGTATTTGGTGTTACCAACCCTAATTTAGGTGCCGGTAAAGTCCAAGAACGATTAGACTTATAATTTAAAGCTGCAATTATTTCATCGTCATCAAAAACAATAATTTTTAAATCAGGAAATACTTTACCCACTCTATTTGGTACTCCATTAGTGTTTGCGTGAGTATCCCATAAATGGTAATATCTTAAACCAGGTGCGTTAAAATTATTATCTTTTTTTGATTTAATATAATGTACTTCAAATAAGTTTTGTGTTGTAAATCCTGATGGATCGGTATAGAACGTTTCACCTATAGTTGCGTTTGGGTTTTTATGCCACATTAGCCAAGGAATAGATAATTTAAAGTTTCTTGCTTGTCCTGTATTTCCAGGGTTTGTAGGGTCAAAATCTTCCATAGCAAACTTTTCACCATAAAAATTATCAATAGATTGGTTAGTATAATGAATGATTGATATTGCTTTTTGATCCGTTGGTGTTACTGTAATTTCTTCTAAAAATGAGTTGTAGTAGTAAACTGAATCTGTGTCCAATTGTCCATCTTCACTGTTATACCCTAAATATTCTTTTGTGTTTGTATATCCTGTGGATTTAAATTGGTTAAAGTCTTGGTACGTATTACTGAATAATCCTGCTGGTGATTCCGTCCACGGAATGTTCATATTCCAAACATATACATTTCTTTGTGACACATCACAATTAGTTTCAAAATTAAACACATCAGTGGCCCAAAATGGTTCAGGAGTAAATGTATCATACATTACTGTCATACCACTAGGGTAAAAAACTACACTTGACGTTCCACTCAACCCAACATTACTATAGTTTGGTAAGTTTCTGTCCACTTCAATATTAATTGTTGTTGCCGTTGAGCTATCGCCAGTTACTGAAACAACTAAATATGTAAACATAGGTGTTGCGGCAGATAATGGTTGTATGTTATCACTACTAAAAAGTGTTAAAAACATTCCCGGAGTTACTGTACCTGAAACAGACGGGTTAATTGTTGTCGCAGATAAAGTTATAACATTACCTGACATTATTGTTGTATTATCGACTACAAAATTAGGGTTAATAGTATATGCAGATGAGGTAAACGCACTAAAACTAATTGATGTTCCAGTTGAACCGCTAAAAAATCCTCTTGGTGCTGCACTGTTATATACACTATCAATATAAGAATTATCAAAAGGTACCCCAAAAGTACTTCCTGATGTTGAATCAATAAAAAGTGGATACTTAATATGCATTCTATTTTTTTGAGGTACTGGTGATAAATTTTGAGCGTTGTACTGTGGCATCAATACATTATAATCAACCATATCCATGTTTGATACGCAATCATAACAAACCTCACTGTCACCTATTTGAAAGTAGGCGATATCAAATTTTCCTTGTGATATTTTTTTTCTAGCGGCGTCTGTTATTAACGTATTTATTAATGCTGCGGTATTTTTGATGATATATGACATATTATATAAATACTATTTTTTATATTTTTATTTAACTTTCTTTTATAACTTTTGGACATATTAATTCGGTTTACATATTAATCCGGTTTTCACTAATGTCACTTCTTGAGGATTAACAGAAGAGTTAACCGATTTACATAGTGTAGGTGTTATTGTTATGTTTTGTATATTAACACTATCTTTTATCATCCCAAATAAATTACAACGATCTTTTACAACACAAGGGGTGTCTATATATTGTACGATAGTTCCTGATATACCCCCACTACCTGATAATTGTACAGTATAAGAGGTTGTGTAAGAACTTAAATTTATATTACCTCCTTCACATGCCGGATTAAAAGATGTTGATCCAACTGTCGGTCCTGTTGTTGGTGATGATATCGTAAACCCACCTGTTTGGTTTGTTGTGATATTATTACTATAACTAATCGTAGGTGAAGTAATCGTATAGGCAGTTGTATTAATATTAAATAATAAATTCATATTAATAACGGTACCTACAGGTAAAGGATATGGACTAACACTTATCGACCAATTAGAAGTTTTTGTTGTTGAGTTACCTACCGTTATATTTGTACCAGGAGTTAAAGATAAACTTACATTGTAATTTTGAAATAATTGTTGTGGTGTTAAAACAACCGTTTGACTGATAACTGTTAAATTAGCGTCTTTAACATAAACAGTGTAAGTGCCAGGGGATAAACCAATAAATGTATTTGATACTTGGTAATTTACAGAATCTATAGAATATAAATATGGTAATAACCCGCCATTAGGGGTTATTGTTATAGAACCGTTACTTGTTCGAGAACAAGTTGGATCTGTCTTATTAACTGTCATTGTTAATGGTGGTGTTTGACAAATACCTGAACTAACATAAACGGTTGATCCGTAAGATAAAGAACCTGTCAATACCCAATTACCTGTTGGTGGTATAGTTGGTGTCGTATAATACAATCCTCCTGGATATGTCCACCCACTAACGTTCCATTGTGTTAATCCTGTATTATAATACATTGTTTGTGTATTACTTGTCCATGACGGGTACCCATTTATTGTTGATCCTGAACTAAAATTAAATTGTGTTATATTTGTCCCTTGAGTAAGTTGTAAACACAAATCATTTGGATATACGGGTGTAGGTGTGGGTGGTGGTAGGCATTCGGTACAACCTGTAAACGGCCCATCAGACACTATCGGGAAATTACCAATATAAGTTTGTCCTGTATATAATGTTGTTCCACTGTTAGTCCAACAACCTATTTGTGTTGTTAACTGATAAACTGACCCACCACTTAATGGGTTAACTAAATCTGCTAAATAATAAATAAAATTACCCGGTGTTTTACAATCCTCAAATGTTTCTATGTAAAAACTATCATAACCAACCGTACATGTTGTTGTTGCAGTAAAATCACCATAATAATCAACAACAGTTGCAGTATAATTACCTGGACTTAAATTAGTTAATAATGTCCCTTGTGAACCGTTGTTCCAAGTAACATTATACGGAGACGTTCCTCCTGTTACAAATAACGCAATTAAACCATTGGTTGATTGCGGTGTTGACGCATTTATACTATCACAATCTAAACCTAAAGGTAAAATTGTTATAATATTACAACTATTTCCACTTAATTGTCCCATCAAATATGTTCTTTATTTATTAATGTTCTTGTACCCCCACTAAATAATAGTATTTCATTTTCATTCAAAGGGTAGTAATAAGTTAATTTTAATTCATCGATCTTATCGAAACATTCATCTTGAGTAATTGCCTCAAAAATTTTATGTGGTGTTGATGTTATTCCATTTGTTTCTAACAAATCAATAACCTCTGTATTTGTGTATATTAATCTCCAAATCATTATGTGTGTGTTATTACCCAATTACGTGGAGAACCCGTTAAAAAACTTATTGCTGTTAAACCATTATAACCACCCGAAGCTGAGTCTGGGGGATCGTTTGTTCCTCCAATATTTAAATTTACATTTGACCACCCTGTTGGGTTATGTGTTGTGTTTCCACTGAAATCAACTAATATGTGGTTAACATCTGCGGCAGACATATTGTTATCTCGTAATATTATTCTTGGAATTCCTACAGTTGCTCCAGATACTAACGTGGCACCTGAAAGCGGTTTAAAATCAACGTAACCTAAGTCGCAAAAATCTATTGAGAACGCACTACTATCTTCACTTATTCCACCATTTCTAAAAAATTGAGTTGAATTTGGAAAAATTATATTGGTTAAATTTGGGTTATATTGTAAGTTTATTTTCGCATTATTGTCATCGGTAGGGCTATAACCTAGATTGGTTAAAGGTGATATATCTAAAGTTCCTGTTAGATTACAATTGAATGCACTATAATTATTAAAATTTTGTGATGAGGATACGTGTGTAATACTAGTCAACCCAGTATTATTATTAACAATAAACTCACCACCTAATCCCGATAATGGTAAATTTAGATTTCCTGTTAGATTACAATCGTACGCATAATAATCATTAAAAATTTGTGATGACGGTACGTGTGTAATCCCGGTTAAATTTGGATTTGAGCTAACCCAAAAAACACCACCCAACCCAGAAAACGGTACGTTTAAATTTCCTGTTAGATTACAATCGTATGCGTAATATCTTGTAAAATTTTGTGACGATACTGAATGTGTTACACTTGTTAAACCACTATTACTAGAAACCCTAAAGTCACCACCAAGACCAGATAACGGTGTTAAATCTAAGTTTCCTGTTAGGTTACAATTGTTTGCGTAATATCTTGTAAAATTTTGTGACGATACTGAATGTGTTACACTAGTTAAACCACTATTATTCTGAACTCTAAAATCACCACCAAGTCCAGATAACGGTGTTAAATTTAAATTTCCTGTTAGATTACAACCATATGCATAATAACTACTAAAATTTTGTGATGACACCGAATGTGTGATTCCTGTTAACAACGTGTTATTATGAACGGCGAACGATCCACCTAAACCGGATAATGGTGTTAAATCTAAATTTCCTGTTAGTTTACAACTATTTGCAAAATATAAGGTGATGTTTTGTGATGATGGTGCGTGTGTAATACCTGTTAAATTGGAGTTTGAAAAAACTTGAAAAGTACCTGACATTCCCGTGTAAGGTAAATTTAAATTTCCTGTTATACCACAAGAATATGCATCATAAGCATTAGTAATTCTTGACGTTGTGTTATGTGTAATTCCAGTTAAAGTTGGGTTAACAGAAACATTAAATATGCTTATATTCGCTGTTATTGGTGTCATATCTAAATTGCCAACAATTCCTGTACTTTGAATTCTATAGTTATTTAGTGTTGGAATAGTGATGTTTGGGTTTGTTATACCAGTTAAATTTGGGTTTGTGAATAAGTCTAAACTAGATGTACCACCAACCCCCCAATTATTTAATCCAGATAAATCAATATGACCATATAAATTTTCATTATCTAAAGATAAACCCGTAATACCTCTAAAACTATTACCTTTCATTTGTATCGTTCTAACCCCAGGGTCTGATGTAAAACCAGTATATGTTAATGAAGTATTTCCTGCTGTTTGAGTAACATTTGTACCATTATCTAATTTCCAAGAAACACGTCTTGAACCGCCACCGCCAAAAAGAACGTTTGGATCAAAAGACGCGGTCGCACCACTCTTTTGAAATGTTAACACACTACCAATATTATTTCTTGCCGTAAATTGTTGTCTACTCATATTTTAGTTTTTAAGTATAATCGTTACCAACAGTCCAGAACATTATTGAACCATTATATGTGAATGTTAAAATATCAATGGCACTCGCATTTGATGTTAATATAATAGAACCACCACCACCATTCGCAACTCTATGTGTTCCCAATGGACTTATTGTCCCCAAAGATAAAGTCCTACTACCAACACTATCTTGTTTAATTATGATAGTTCCGAAATCACCATTTCTAACGTTTGTTAAATTCAGTGTTGTTGCTGCTGTTAGTGTTGCCTCATAATTTGTACTAACACCTGAAACATCCCAAGAGATTGTTGATCCACTACCTGAATTATTGTATGGGTTTATTGAAGAACCTCCCGTAACACCCGTAACAGATATTGTATGATTACCACTTGTGTTTGTTATTGAGATATTTGTACCCTCAGTTAAAGCACTTACAGGTAAGTTCTGATATGTTGTTGCTGATAATGTATTTGCGGTTAAACCATTTGTAAATGATGTTGCACCTGTTACAGTACCTCCAGTAAATGTTGATCCACCTGTGACACCGGTAAATGTTATGGTAAAATTTCCACTAGATCCACTAACATTAATGTTACTACCTGCAGTTAAACCACTTACAGGTAAATTCTGATATGTTGTTGCGGAAACTGTTGTTGCGGTTAAACCACTAACTGTTAAACCACCACTAATTAAAGTATTTCCACTTACGTGTAATCTTTCACTTGGTGTTGATGTGTTGATCCCGACAAACCCTTGGGTTGCTCCTGTACCGTTTATCATCAAGTTTGGTGTTTGTATTGGGTTTGATCCAGCAAAGAAACGAATATAATCACTTGTTCCCGATCCTTGGGCTTTTATAAACGTCAATCCATTCACTTCAATCGAGGCTCGTATAAAACCATCACCATTATTACCATACGCAATATATGCTGAGTCACCCCACCCTCTAATACCAAATGTCATTGATGCTGTTGGTTTTGTTAAATACGATGGTGTTGATACTCCGTACCTCACAATTGAGTCTGTTGGTGTTGTTGTGGTACCACTTAAAAAAGTAATACCTCCAGCACTTGATGGTGTATAATAAAAACTACCAGAATTACCATTACCTAAAATATCTAACGGATATGTTGGTGTTGGGTTATTAATACCAAGTCTATTATTTGTAACATCAATTGTAATACCACTTGTTTGTCCGAAATAAACATTACCTTCATTCAATGGGTTTATATTTAATGGTGAACAGGAATGTATATTATATACGTAGATATCATCAACACAGTTACCACTAGTACCAATGGTTGTTGCGGATATTGTATTTGCTGTTATACCACTTGTAAATATGGTTTCCCCACTTACTGTACCTCCAGTAAATGTTGATCCACCAGTAACTCCCGTTACCTCAATTGTGAAGTTTCCATTATTATTTGTTAAACTTATGTTTGATCCCTCTGTTAAACCACTAACTGGTAAGTTTTGATATGTTGTTGCAGAAATTGTATTTGCGGTTAAACCACTTGTAAATGTTGTATCTCCAGTTACTGTTCCTCCAGTAAATGTTGATCCACCTGTTATTCCCGTTACAGATATTGTATGATTACCACTTGTATTTGTTATTGCGATATTTGTACCCTCAGTTAAAGCACTTACAGGTAAGTTCTGATATGTTGTTGCTGATAATGTATTTGCGGTTAAACCATTTGTAAATGTTGTTGATCCAGGGACGGTTCCGCCTGTGAATGTTACTGAAGAGAACGCATCAAATACTTGTTGTATTGATGCTTTATATGATGACCCGTTTGGATCTTGTGATACGTCACTAGGAATAACAATATGTATTAAATCACTTGTTGTTACTCCCGTTGCTAACGATCTTGTTGTTAATTTTGCCATTTCTTTTTTATAATATATATAAGTTTATTGAAATTCATATGGTGCTCCATCCATAAATTCAAATAAATCTGAATTTTGGAATTGTTTATAGAATATTTCTGTATCACAATAGACACATCCATTATCGTCTATAATTTTTACGACATAACTACTGTATGTTTCATATATTACAGGTAACGTAAATGTGTACGGTATTGTTGATGTAGTGTCAATGTATTGACAAGTACCATAACAGGTATCACAAACCCATATATCGTATGGTGATGTTCCTGATGTTACTGAATTAATTGTTACTATTGTTGCCATATTTTAACAGTTTCCGTTTGGTGTACATCTGAATGTTAACTTACCATTACCATCAACCTCAAATATTTTCACAATACCACTTTGGTTAATCGGTACTTTTATGTATGTTACACTCAAAGGTGTCGTTAATGAACTATCTTCGTAAGCATATACCCCCGTTTGTATTGTGTTTACATTAAACAATGTAAAGAAATTAGCGACAACTCCAAAATTAGTGAGTTCACAAATAGGACAAGAGAGTGAAAATTCTCCTGATGCTCTCCATTCTTTATATGTTGGTGTTGGTGTTGGTTCAGGAGCTAAACATTCTAAACAAGTTACATATGTTGTCGCGGTAGTTGCTGTAAAAGTATCTTGTGTTACTGATATAAATCCTGATGGTGGTATATAACCCACATAGTTACCGATGTAATTATAACAGTCCCCTGTGGTTTTTAAGATATTACCAATCAATACGTTTGTTGGTGGATACGCGTTTTGTATAATCATTGTATTATTAGTACAAGATGTAAATATGAATTGTGTTCCCATAGGGTATGATATTGGTATTGGTAATGCGCATTCAGTATCGTCTATACAAGTATTTCCCGATACTATTGTAGTTGTTCCTGTCACACAACTAAATGATACTGTATTTTCTTGAGCACAAATACCAAAACTTGTATTACCCGTTATTATTAATGTTTCAGAGTTTCCAGAACAACCAACCCAATTTACGGTACAACCACTTTCACTTGTTACCGTATAGCAATAACATTGTGGGGTTGGTGTAGGGGTTGGTGTAGGGGTTGGTGTTACACAAACCGAACAACCTGAATAAACATCTAATACCTGTATTAAGTTTCTATTTGAGGACGAAGTTGTTTTACCAATATATGTTACACATTGTATTTGATTTGACGCACTTCCATATAAAAGGGCTAAGAATGTTGTTCCCGTACTAACAACCGACCCTGAATATGTTATAGGTTCTGTAATATAGTAATGTTCACCCGTATCACAATCCAATAAATCTTTAACTGAAGAACAAACAAAATCTCCGATATCAACAACAAATGTTACTGTATCAGCGGATGGTGTTACAGGACAATATGATGGTGTGGGCGTAGGTGTTGGTGTTGGCGTAGGGGTTTCCCCTGAAGACGAAGTAGATATTGTTGCAGTAAACGCACTACAAATATCGGGAGTCGGTGTCGGTGTTGGTGTCGGTGTTGGTGTCGGTGTTGGTGTCGGTGTCGGTGTCGGTGTTGGAATATCACATTCCAATAACACGTCAAAGTCTAAAACAGAACACGGGTCAATTGGAATTGGCGTTATTGAACAATTACCTTCGTACATTATAGTACTATCTAAATCGGGACATCCGTATGTTGTTGGGTTCTGTCCAAAAAAATCACAGGTTCCACCTAATGAATTACTTAAACACCAATTTGTTCCGTTAAAAAACATATATCCCGGAGTGGTACCTCCTGTCCAATAATAATCGCCACCATAACTACCTTCTAATGTATACGTACCATTATATCCACTATATGAATCAATAGGTATTGATAAGCAATAGTTATTTTGACAATACCCACTACAAAGTGAGTCATTACAGTCAGTAACCGAAGTAGCGACACCATCAATTGTAACGGGACTACTTCCTAATGACCCAATAGTATAACAACCATCAGGTATATTTGTGTCACCTGTAATATTAAAGACTAAACCGATCGTTGGCGAATAACTCCACCCACTTACACTAAAGTTTACACTACTATTTAAACAACTTTCTATGTTAACTAATGCCATTGAATTATTACTTTATTATATAAATAATCAAAAGTTTATTTTATTGATGGTTTGTTTTTAAAATTATAAACTAAAGTCAATTCTGTTTACCCAATTACCTTCTTTATCGTTTACCCAATACACCCATTTAACGGGAGTTTCTGTCGTTTTTAGTTTAACGTTTAAATATTCCTGATAACTGTACATGTCTTGTCTATGTAATACATTACCTGACTCATTTTCAATTCCTATATATATAAATTTAAAATTTTCAGTGTAAGGGATATAAAGTTTAAATTCATATTCTTTTTCGTCTTTTAGGTACCACTCAGTGTAATCATTAATGGGGGGTTCGATACCTTTTAATGTTTTTGGGTGTAGTTTTTTATATTTAAAGTTAATTCCGGCATAATCTTCATACTCTTTGTGTGTTCTTACACTTCCTAAACCATACTCACCTAAATCGATATTGTTATCCTCTTCTTGTAACATATGTCTGAGTCTTCTTTTTGCCTCGTTGTCCATTTCTGACCATTGTTTTTCAACAACACCAGATTTTTTGTTATCTTCATTAAAATCGGTCCAATGTTTTGTTTTACCCTCTCTTGTATATTCGTGCCAAATAATTGTTTTATGTGGGTGAAAAAAATCATAACCTAAAGTGTATGATCTAATTGCTAAACTAATCTCATCTCCAGCAAAGTATAAATTAGGATCATACTTATATTCTTCACAGTGTTTTCCTATTGTAAAAAAATAACCACCCGCAACAAATCTAGACCTAATCGGTTTTTTTAAATCTTGCCAATTCTCGATTGTGGTTGGAAAAAACATTATAGTTCCGCTTGGTGTGAAATTATTCGCAACCATTTTATATGGTTCAACATTTAGTAATTGATTATCACTTGGTCTATACATACCAGGGTATGAAGAAATTATTGGTTTTTCTGAGTCAACCATATTCATCATTTCAATCAATTCTACATCCCATTGTTTTTCAAAACGCATATGTGAATCTAATTGTATAGTATACTCTTCACCATTCCATAATTTTTGAATTTCAGAACGAGCCCAACAAAGACCTTTACTTTCACTCCAATGATAATCTAAGATTTTAAATCTTTCATCATTTGTGAATTCTTCCATTGACTCGGTTTCGTCTCGTTGCCAACAAATACCAAATGTTAAATTTTCAGGATGTTTTGCTTTATCAATACAATCCCTAATCGTGGGTAATAATTCAGGATCCCTATAAGACGCTATTTGTACGAATATTTTCATAGTTTCTTCATTTAAAGAAAATATAAAAATCAAACACTATTAATAAATAGATTTGTAAAATTATGTTGATGTCGTATCCACAGAAGGTTCTATTGTATTATCTTATTTGATACATAAGATAAGTGTAGGTTAATGTAATATCACATAAATAAATATTGTTCAGGAACGTTCCATAAAAACGGAAGTCATCTCCATTAATTACATATTAACATCAATAGTGATAGCTATTGGTTCTCCTAAAACCCGTAATGACATTTCGTCTTCATCTAAAAAATAAAAATCATCTATTTGTCTATAAGCCCTATTGTCAAATATGGTAATTCCATTAGGTACGGGTAGTCCATAAAATTCATTTAATTGAGCCATTACTAAATCAGCCTCTTCAACTGTTTTCCATTTGTAACCTTTTATTATCATTAGTATATATTATAATAATTATTTATAGCCGTTTCTATGGCTGATCTATAAGTACTTTGTTCACTGTTCCAATATATGTATTCGGCGTATTGACAGGTTGTAAAAATTCCACCTGCTCGTCCAAATGTATCCATACCTGTTCCTGCAAACGGTGGTTCTGTGGCTGTTGTTGCTAATGCCATTCCATTTAGATATGCTGTTTTTAAATCACTCACATTTTTTTCTGAAGTCGTTATAAAAGGTCCAGTAGAAGTGTTAGTACCATGAATAACTATTGAGTACATATCACTTCTGACATTTCCTGTTGTAGCCACCCAAAAAAATGGTTGTTGTCCATTTACTCCTCCAAATCCAGTTTGTCCTATGTGTATTATATTATTAGTGGAGTTACTAGTTCTATTAACAACACCAATTGATAAATACCTTGTATTAGGGTTTATACCTGTTACCAATGCATATCTGTCACTGGACCAAGTTGTTGTTGGTTTACCTGTTGTGGTATCCCTAATTATCTGCCCATTTGCTACTAATTGAGCTTGATTTCCTCCCGCTGTTTGTGACGCATTATTTCCGTTAGTAGATTGATCATACCAAGTTTCAATAAATGCTGAGGCAGCACTAACTGCTGTTGTTTTAAAATAAGGTACAACACTATCTATATAACCACTAACCTGTGCCCCCCAAATATAACAACCCCATCCTGTAGTTCCAGAATAAGTTTGAGTTAATCCATTAGTTAATCTAACTTGAAGACCAGTAGGTATTGATGTTACAGCTGAAGTTACAGTAACTTCAAATTTATACCAACCACTACCAACAGACGTTAGTGTTCCTCCATTAACAAATGTTGTTGAATCAATTGTACCTGTTGTAAGATTAAGTCTAGCAACTCTAGAAGTATTATCAATACCACTTACAACATCAACAATATCTCTTTCACCAGCTCTTAAATAGATAGATAAAAAATAAGTACGATTAATCGTTAATGTACATGCTTGAGTTACTATGTGTGAGGCTAAAACTGTATTCTCATCTAATTTATTTGCATAATCCACACCATTAGGACTTAAAATAGTCGTACCGGTGGTGACTATACTATTACCCCTTAACCAAGGAGTGACACTAAAGTTTTCAGATTGTAAAATAATATTATTACCAAAAAAATTATTAAGAGATGTAGTGTCTAAATCTCCAGATGATTTGAATCCTATATCTTGTACTTCACTATCAAAAGATCTTCTTACTTTTATTGCATAACCGGAATACCCATCTCTTAACTTACGTAAAGAATAGGCAACTGCAGCATTTGGATACATGTCTAATAATCCAGCATTTTGTATTAAATTTCTATAATATAAACTCATATTTTAACTACCATTTACAATCCAATATTCGACTCTAGTACCACTTACCCATTCAGCGTAAATTACATTTAATGTTGATGTTGTGTATGTACCGATACCTAATTTAACCCACCCTGATGGGTTAAATGTTGGTGCTACTGAATGGTTATGGTAAATTTTCTGAACAATACCTATTTTAGCATTTGTGGTATCTGCTGAAATATCTCCAGTTGCTGCGGATGTTGGTGTATTATATATCGTTCCGGCAGTAAAAGTTATTGTTGTTCCTGTACTTGGGTTTGCCACATTTAACTGACTACCATCCCCAATATACGTACCACCACTAATTGTGTTTGCTGTTAATCCATTTGTAAAATTAGTTGCTCCTGATACAGTACCTCCACTTATTGGTAAATAATTACCAGTTATTCCTGTTACTGATATTGTAAAGTTTCCACTAGAACCACTAACATTAATATTATTACCAGCAGTTAAGCCACTTACAGGTAAATTTTGGTACGTTGTTGCTGATATCGTTACTCCTGATATGGTACTACCATAAATTGCACCATCAGCACGAACATAAGAAGTTGTCGTTCCTCCTGAGTTTACACCCTCAAATACGTTTGTGACGTTATCTAAAGTTCCAGCACCATTTTTAACACTTAATGGACCTAATGTAGAATTAGTTGTTATTTCGGGTGTTGTTGAGTTATCATATGCTTGTTGTAATGTTGTTGTAGATAAACCTCCCGCAGCTCCAACAGTCTCACCAAATTTTGATGTTAGTAAGAATCTTGCTTGTGTTGTATTAGATAAATTGGTCGCATTTTTATTGACAGATAAAATACCAATTAATATAGCATTATCTCTAAAATTACTAAATGTTGTGAATGCCTCATTTTGAGATGCCTCAATTGCCGCGGTCAATGAACCATAAACTTGTTGTCCATATTGTATTCTAAATTGACCATTCTGAACCAAATATATTCTTTGGTTTGTTGATGCATTTGAACCACCTCCGACAGACGTTACTACACCATTGTTATCATAAACTCCTGGAGTAATTAAAGTTGTATTTGATGCGGTTCCACCTGTTTGTGTCCTGTATTGGAAAGTACAAGGACTAGTTCCTAATACTGATAAACTATTTGGGTTTAATTTATTTATAATATACCCAATACCAAGTCCGTATAATACACCTGCAGAAGTATTAATATTTAAGTTTGCCCCATTTGCCGATACAATTACCCCTTCATTAATTAATCTAATTGGGGTAAACATATCTCTTAATTGAGAAACTGGAGATAAAGACGAGTCAGGTTCATTAAATGCATTTATCAAATATTGTCTATTCGCATGACCGAATTTTCCGAGATATAAATTTTGTCTTCTTTGTTGTGGTGTTGGAAATGTTGTTTGTTGGGTTAATGTTAATCCACTTGTTAGTAAAATGTATGTTTCTGTTGCCGATGAAACATATAAAGCAGTGTTTCCTGTTGATCCGGAATATATAATAAGTTTAATTGTCGGATTTGTTGGTGAGGTTACATTATCAATAATCCAACCCTCTACCGGAGCAACACTGAAGGTTGTTCCCGATGGTGTATCAATTGTTAATCCACTAAATTGAAAAACCCCTGTTGAGCTGTTATTTGATGCAAGTATATTATTTTCTTGTGTCGTAATTATTGTACCCTCGATTTCATTTAATATCGCTACTTGTATTTTTCCTGTTACTGAATTATCTAAAACGTGCCCAACTTCACACGTCCTACCAGTAAAAGAAAGTCCCGAATAAGACTCAAAACCACCCGGTATTGTCTGTGATAAATAAACTTGTTCCCCAACCGTAAATCCTGTTAAATTTATGTCTCTAACAACCCCAAAAACAGTCATAAACCCATATGAAGAATTAGGTACGTCGTGAGTTGCAATTCCCGATATTTGAAATTGTTCAGCATCACCCCCATAACCAATCGCCAAAGAAACTGTTGGTGATCCAGATGTTGAACCTGTAATGTGTAGTGCCTGTCCGTTATTAATTTGTACCCCTAAATTATTATAGAATCTAATTATACTTTCTTGTCCTAAATTAACAGTAACATCATTACTTGGTGTGATTGGTTTATATGATAACGCGTTTTCTATTGAATCATAATATAAAGTACCTCCTGTTGGTGACGGTACCGTTGGTGTTGTATCGAAATCAAGATAATTTACAGTCAGCCCACTTGTAAATGTTGTGTTACCTGTTACTGTTCCACCACTTAATGGAAGGTATTCACCTGTTAATCCTTGTGTTAAACCTGTAACAGATATTATGTAATTACCACTAGACCCACTAACATTAATATTATTACCAGCAGTTAAGCCACTTACAGGTAAGTTTTGGTACGTTGTTGCTGATATTGTATTTGCAGTTAAACCATTTGTGAAGTTAGTTGCACCACTTACTGTTCCTCCAGTGAATGTTGATCCACCTGTTACACCAGTAAACGATATCGTAAAATTTCCGCTAGAACCACTAACATTAATATTATTACCAGCAGTTAAACCACTTACAGGTAAGTTCTGATATGTTGTTGCGGAAACTGTTGTTGCCGTTAATCCACTTGTAAATATTGTTGGTCCCGATACAGTACCGCCAGTAAATGTTGATCCACCTGTTATTCCTGTAACAGATATTGTAAAATTTCCACTAACTCCACTTACATTAATGTTACTTCCACCTGTTAGTCCACTTACAGGTAAGTTTTGGTACGTAGTTGCGGAAACTGTCGACGCCGTTAAACCGTTTGTGAAGTTAGTTGCTCCCGATACTGTACCACCACTAAAAGTAGAAGTACTAAATAAGCTTGATAATTGTTGTAGTTCCGCTTTATATGACGATCCAGCAATATTTTGTGACGGATCACCCGTATATACAATATGAATCAACGTCGTTGGTGTAATCGCCGATGATTGAGCTAATGATCTATCTGTTAATAATTGGTATGTTGGCATAGTTTATTTAATAAATATTATTTATTGGAAAATATAACCTACTCCGTCCATAAAATTAAAATATATATCATTTTGAAACGCCTTTTGCCCCTCACAATTAATAACTATTGAGTAAACACATCCATTTGTATCAACAATTCTTAAATAAAGGTAATTTTCGTTTGGAAAAAAGTCATCACTATCAAATATAACACTTGGTGGTATAAAGGTACTTCCTGAAACAAAAAAACAAGACGTGTTTGTTGAGTCACATATAAAAATGTCGTATGGTGCCTGTCCGCTCGTTACTCCTGTAATTTCAATAATCATTTTATATCCAAACTAATTCATCCCCACTTTCTGTGGTTATTATGAGTCCATTCTCAGTTAAAATAAAGAAGGTGTCTAATTGGCAGTAAACATATTTAAAAATAAAACATCCCGTACTATCAACCAATTTTATTATCAATGTTTGTGCGGTTGAAAAAAAAGAATTTAACGTATAGGTTCCGCTTGTTGGTCCCAACAAAAAACAATTATTCATGTATTCATCACATACATAAAACTCATAGGGTGGAGTACCACCCGTTTCACCCGATATAATAAGTTGACTCGACATTAGATAAAATAACTTGGGTCATGTATTGTTGATGCTGAAGTTGCCCCCGTATAACTATAAATTAGAGTATCAGTCCCCGTAGTTCCTCCGGTAAATGATCTAGCATAAATTTCAAAATCTCTAAAATCAGAAGGGTTATTTAATTCCGTAAGATAATAAAATTGGTATCTTCTATAATATGATAAATTAAAGGATTGGGTGGTTTGAGTAAATCTAGGGTAACTAAAATCAAAAGTTTGAGCACTTAATGAATTTACTAATGTAGGTGATGTTCCCGTATATGTAATTGTTTCATTTAAATATTTAGGGTAAGCAATAAACCCTTGCGAAGTTGATGCACTTATAGACGTTACACCACTACAACTTACCGAAACAACATAAAATGGGTCCACGTATTTACTACCGGTTAAAGTAGTACCCGTAAAATTATTAGATGTTCCAGTAGACCATGAATTTATAATATTAACCACATTTTGGGTTCCTGCAGTTATACATGGATCAGTCATATTGTTAACCACTGTTGGCATTGTTAATCTCATAGTATAATTAGATCCTGATATTCCTGTAGTTACAACAGAAGATGGGTGTATATTGTAGGATCTAATGGTTGTACCGTCACCACAATTTGTAGAACCAGTATTACTAGGTATACCTAAGCTAAAATATCTATAATACCGTATATCACTAGAGTCTGTTGGTGTCCCGCTCCACGCACCTGATGCTGATGTACAATTACCAATAAGTGTTGTAGTATTAGTAATAACTGATAGGTAACTATTATAATAATGATTAAGATTACTGATATTATTAAAAGTCATATCAATTATCCCTATTGTTCCACCACTAACATATTTTTTATACTCTATTATATCTGTATTTGGTGTTGTACAGATTAGTGGAGTGTTTTTAACATTCTGACTACTAAATAATGATGAGTTAATTGTCAAATTACTATTAAATGTCTGTGTTAAATTACTTGAATTATACGCTTGAGAATTATTATATATAATACCATTAAGTACATCCCCACCACCACTAACAAAATATTTACTAAAATCGTCACTATTTATTGTACACCCGCTTATAAAATAACTTATATTATTAGTATTACAACTTCCTGTAGTACTTGTTATAGTTGATGCTGATATTTTATATGGACTATTTGATATAATACATGGATTTTGATCAAAAGTATTTAAACATTGAAAATAAAAGTCCCAATTTGTTTGAGTGTTTGCACTGTTTGGGATTACTTCAAGTCTCAAAGTGTCGTTTATATTTCTTGTTAATCCTGTTAAACAAGAAACTTTTTTAATATAACGGTTAATTCCTATAGTATCCGCCATTTTAGGAATTAAAGTTAAACTAAAATTACTTGTAGATAAATTAGACCCAACAACTATATCCTCAATAATTATTGGTTCTGAATATGCGGAACCTGAATAGGTTAATCTTAATCTATCTTCAACTGCAAACCCACAAAATTTCCAAGCAAAGTAATTGGTTGTGCCGGTAAATAAAAAATCAGAAAACAAAGTTTGAGGAGTAACTCCCGCAGATGCTCCTGAAAATTGTACCCTATGTTCGTAATTAGGGTCATTACTACTCGTACCACCATTGTCACACGTAAAATAATCCACAGTTACTGTTGTTGCAGTAAAACAATCAAGTTCTGCTGGTATATTTCCGGTTCCACCTGTTTGTGAAAATGTTAAACCACTTAATTTTATTTTATCTATAATTGGTACATAAGTTCCTGCAGGAGCAAAAATAGCACCACTCCCAATTAAAGGATGTGTAAACGAATAAGGTTGGTATTCAGTTCCAAATCCAGAGGTAAAGATTGGTGTTGTCGTGTCTCCTGTATTATACCAATATATTCTATAATCGGTAATACTTGGGTCACACAATCCTGTCAAATCACCTGCAACAATTCTACCAACTGTAGACGCACTATACTCGTTAAAATCTAAATCACATGAAACACATAAATCATTAGACTGTATAGGTATATCACAATAACATCCTGTGCCATTATCAAAAATTCTAATTTGTGTCGTACCATCAGGTACATTATTAATGTAGTATGGGCATTCATTACCCGTTATGGCAGATAAATTTATATTAGTTTGGAACGCAGTAGTATAACTATCAGTGTCACTATATAGATTAAGTAACCCACCCAATGATGTTGTTCCTGTATATGATAAACATGTTACCGCTGAAAATGGCATATTTTATTTTATTTTATGGTTGGTTTATTTCAAAAGTATATCCGGACATACCACACAATATCGGTGTTGGTGTTGGTGTTGGCGTAGGTGTTGGCGTAGGTGTT